ATACTATTGATTTGCTAGAACAACAAATACGTACTAACGATACTAATGTTAGCACACAATCGGACCTTACCATAAACAGAATATCTGTATCCACGTATTCGTCTATACCTAACAAGTTAACACAAGGACGACCTATTCAAATATTTGTTGAGCGGTTACAACCTGCCCCAAAGGTAATTGTGTGGCCTGTTCCTGACAGCAACAATTACAAACTAAATTATTGGCGTATGCGTCGTATTGAAGACGCAGGCAGTGGCGTACAGACTGCTGATATTAGTTTCAGGTTTCTCCCCTGCCTTGTTGCAGGGTTGGCCTACCACATCGCCGCAAAAGTTCCTGAACTTGTAGATCGTGTACAAATGTTAAAGGCCATGTATGACGAACAGTTTGAGATGGCGGCTAGCGAAGATCGCGAAAAAACACCTGCACGGTTTGTGCCTAGAATATCAGGGGTGCGATAATGGGTAATAGGTTTGCCGCTGGAAAACGTGCGCTTGGTATATGCGATGTGTGTGGGTTTCAATACAAATTACGTGAACTAAAAGACTTGTTTGTCAAAGGTACAAACTCGCATGTAAAGGCTTGTCCTACTTGTTGGAACCCTAGTCACCCGCAACTTAGGTTAGGAGAGCTTCCTATAAACGATCCGCAAGCACTTCGTAACCCTCGTCCTGACCAAGGACTTGTAGCCAGTAGAAATTTTCAGGGTGGGTGGAATCCTGTAGGACTTGTTGATCCTTTCAATTTAATGCCAAATAGGTTAGTTGGTAGTGGAATGGTTGGAACTGTAACTGTAGTAACAAGCTAGGAGTATACATTATGGCTAAAAAATTAAATGCAGGACTAACAGCGTTAAAAAAAGAACGTCCTGATGTTGTTAAAGCTATGGGGTTTCAAAAAGGTGGCATGGCTAAAAAAGGCTACGCTAGTGGGGGCAAAGTAAAAGTTCGGGGCACAGGTGCTGCAACAAAAGGTCTCTATGCACGGGGGCCAATGGGGTAACTTATGAACTACACCGCGTTAACAACTAATATACAAGATATCTGCGAGACTACTTTCACTGCGGATGTGTTAGCTATGTTTACGCAGCAGGCCGAAGAAAAAATATACAACACAGTGCAAATACCTGCATTGCGTAGAAATGTGACCGGGACTATTTCTAACAGTAATAAGTACCTCACAATGCCTTCAGATTTTCTATGGTCTTATTCATTGGCTGTCATAGATTCTTCAGGGGTGTATACGTACCTTATTAACAAAGATGTAAACTTTATGCGTGAAGCATATCCAAATCCTACGGATAAAGGACTACCCAAGCATTATGCGTATTTTGATGATGATACGTTCATACTTGGACCTACCCCCAATGCTACTTATAGTACTGAGTTACATTACGGGTATTATCCAGAATCTATTGTAACTGCCAACACTACGTGGCTTGGCACTAATTTTGATTCTGCGCTGTTAAACGGAGCCTTGATTGAGGCAATACGTTTTATGAAGGGAGAGGCCGATGTCGTTGCAATGTACGAGTCATTGTACGCTCAGTCTATAACCTTGTTAAAAAATCTTGGGGATGGTAAGTTGCGTGAAGACGCGTACCGTTCAGGCCAAGTTCGCACTACAGTAAGCTAGGAGATAGATATGGCTTTTTCAGGGAACTTTATGTGTACTTCGTTCAAGAAGGCACTACTCGACGGTGAAATGGACTTTAGCGCCAATACTACCGATACGTTTAGCATTGCATTGTACACCAACTCTGCAACACTGAACGCCGCTACAAGCGATTATGTGAACAATACAACAGGTCAAGTCGCAAATGGGAACGGCTACACCACTGGGGGTAAGCAACTTACCATTAGTCAAGCACCTACATCTACGGGTACAACTGTGTTCTTGAGTTTTGGAACAATTAACTGGACTTCCTCAACAATTACTGCGCGCGGTGCGTTAATCTATCGCTCCAGTGGTGCAAATACTAACACTGCAGTTGCTGTGTTAGATTTCATTTCTGATAAGTCCTCGTCAAATGGCACTTTTGAAATTCAGTTCCCAACAAACAACGCTACAAGTGCTATCATTCGCATTGAGACACCTTCGTAATACCATAGGAGGTAGCTGTAATGGCTTTTAAATTAGCAAATAGAGCCTTTGTACTAACGGCTACGACGGGTACAGGTTCGATATCTCTAGGTTCTGTGGTTGCAGGATACCAGTCGTTTTCGGCTGCAGGCATAACAGACGGTGACACTGTACGGTATACAATAGAAGACGGTACTAATTGGGAGATTGGCACCGGCACTTTAAGCAACTCTGTTGGGACTATGGCGCGCAGCGTTATAGACAGTTCTGGTGGGGGCAGTGCATTAACGTTGTCTGGTAACGCAAAAGTCTTTCTGACCGCCGCTGCTGATGACATTTTAGTAGAAGTTGTAGAAGACACATCTCCGCAGCTTGGCGGTAATCTTGACGTTCAGGCGCGTGAAATAACCACGAGTACCAGCAATGGAAATGTAAAAATAACGCCTAATGGTTCGGGGGTTGTTGAAGTAAAGGGCGCTGGCGGCAACGACGGCACATTACAGCTAAATTGTTCAGCCAACTCTCACGGTGTAAAGATCAAATCTCCTCCGCACTCTGCGGGAGCGACATACACGCTTACACTACCGAACGATGATGGATCGTCGGGCCAGAGTTTAATTTCAGACGGCTCGGGCAACCTTTCCTTTACAACAATCACATCTAACGCAACGCATACCGGCGAGGTTACGGGTTCTGGTGCATTAACGATTGCTGATAATATTGTTGATGAAGCTAATCTTAAAGTCAGTAACAGCCCAACTAACGGATATTTTCTATCGGCGCAAAGTGGCAATACTGGCGGCTTGACTTGGGCGGCAGCGGGTGCTTCTTTATATAACGCAAACGAGAATAGTCCCGCAGGACAGCCTAATGCAACCGGTGCCAATGCTGTAGCGATTGGCGATAGTGCCGCTGCTTCTGGAAACGATTCTATAGCTATTGGCGAGAATACCGTTGCTAGTGGTACGCAAAGTATATCCCTTGGGTACAACGCCAAGTCTAGTTATCAGTCTATTGCTGGTCCCAATAGTAATGCTTCAGGAGGAAGTGCTGTAGCTTTTGGGATAGCTAATAATTCCTCAACAAAAGGGGCCAAGGGTGATTGGTCTTTTGCAACAGGAGCGTCTGCAATTGCGACAGGCGATGGTTCTAAGGCTATGGGTAATGAAGCTCATGCCTATGCAGATCATTCTCTTGCTTTAGGTAATGAATCGTATACTGCAGGTGTTGACTCTGTTGCTTTAGGAAAATCATATGCCTCTGGTACAGGTAGTATAGCATTAGGTATTAATACTGGCTCAAGTAGTTACGGGGCGCAGGGTAACTATTCTTTAGCTCAAGGCGCTTCAGCAAGAGCCGTTGCAAGTAATACAGTAGCACTACACCAAGGCGCACATGCTTCTGGTAGTGGCGGAACCGCTATTGGTTCGTATGCGCATGCGGATGGTTCAAATTCAACTGCAATAGGAAATTATGCTGATGCAGCAGGAGATGATAGTTTTTGTTTCGGAGGTAATAGTAATGCTGACGGGGAATATTCTTTTGTTTTTGGACATAGATTAAAAGCAACAGAAAAAGGTAAATATGTTTATGGTTTTGGGCAATTTGCCTCCCAAGGTGATGCTCAAGGCGGTAATTTTGTTCTGCGTTCAGACACCACTGACGCTACAGCAGAAGCTATGACTACAAACAATGCAACAGCAGCAGCAACTAATCAAATCGTAGCAGCATCTGACACCTGTATTACATTTCACGGCACCGTAGTCGCAATGCAAAATGGGGCACAGGCTCATGCGGGTTGGGAAATCAAAGGCATGTTGGTTAATGATGGCGGTACTACAACACTAGCTCTTGGCAACGTGTCGGACATGGCGGCTACAAATGCCTCTAGCTGGGCGGTGGCATTAAGTGCAGATAACACTAACAACGCACTCAAGGTACAGGTCACAGGTGAAGCCGCTCACAACATTAGGTGGGTTGCTAACATACAGACATCGGAGGTTACATACGCGTAATGGGACAGATTGAAATTAATCATACCGGTTCTGGCGGGGGTGTTGTTCTTAGTTCTGATGGTACTGATTTACTGTTAGGTGGTAGTGCTATTGGTGGTGGTGCTGCTGCTTATACTATTGATACAAAAACTGCAAACTATACAATTGTTGCAGGTGATTTAGGTAAAATAATTGATGTTACTGCTAATGATGTAACCCTTACTCTTACAGCCGCTAGTACATTAGGCTCTGGGTTTTTTGTACATATTAGAAATACTGCATCTACCTCCACCCATGAAATTACTATTGACCCAAATGGTTCTGAAACTGTTGATGGTATGCCTACCTTAACTCTAAGACGAAATGAAGGCGTCCAACTAGTTTGTGATGGTAGCAACTTCTTTTCTTTGAAAACGGTAGTAAACGGTTTATCAACAAATTTTTCAGAACGATCATCCGCAGGTGATGCCCCTGAAGCTTCGGGAACTCAGGCTTTAGCATTATGTATTGAAAGTAATGCAACAGGAAGTCGAGCTTTGGCTATAGGCTTTCAAGCGACTGCTTCAGGAGATAGTTCTTATGCTATAGGGAAACAGGCACAGTGTACTGGAACAGATGCAGATGCAATTGGTAATAGTTCTTTTGCAAGTGGTGATTATTCTACTGCTCTCGGTGGAGGTCATGCTACAGGTAACAACAGTTTAGCTATTAGTAGTTCTTCTTTTGGACAAAATTCTACTGCGTCAGGTGATAAGAGCCAAGCTATAGGAGATTATGCCGTAGCTTCAGCAATGCAATCTCTTGCCCTTGGTCCTTATACTGATGCTACAGGAAACTACTCTGTTGCCCTTGGTGGTAGCGGCACTCAATCAGTAGGAAGCAATTCTGTTGCAATTGGTAATGCTTATGCCTCTGGAGATACAAGTTTTGCAGCATCTATAGCTAACAACACAAGCAGCTACGGGGCTACGGGTGCTAACTCTGTGGCGATTGGATACCAAGCAAAAAGTACGGCATCATATTCCCTTGCAATCGGAGAAAATTCAATTGCCTCTGCAAACCGTGCCGTAAGCCTTGGTAAAGGCAATACGGCTGGTGGAATAGAAGCAGTAGCAATTGGCTCTAGCAATACTGCAACTGGCACAGGCGGTTATATTGCGTATGCTTTTGGCAACACAAACACCGCAACAGGAATTGGTAGTGTTGCCTTGGGAACTGAGGCCAAGGCTACAATTAAAACACAAATCGCAATGGCAGCGGGGAAGTTTGCTGCCGTAGGCGATGCCCAAGGCTCTACGTTCATTTTAAGATCAGACACTACTGACGCCACAGCAGAAGCACTAACTACGAACAATAGCACTGCCGCTGCTGACAACCAAATCGTAGCCGCATCTGACACTTGCATCACGTTCTCAGGCACAATCGTGGCAATGCAGAATGGCGCTCAAGCCTACGGTAGCTGGGAAATTAAAGGGTTGTTAGTCAACGATGGTGGTACAACCACAGTACCTACTAGCGCAATCACAGAGATTTCCAACACTTCAAGTTGGGGTTTAGCTCTTTCAGCAGACAACACAAATAATGCGTTAAAAGTACAGGTTACAGGCGAAGCGTCACACAATATAAGATGGGTGGCAAATATTCAAACCAGTGAAGTCACATACGCCTAAAGGAGAGACTAATGGCTATTACGAACAACATTACACAAGAAAATTCCCAATATGGGATAAAATTTAACAGTGCTTACTACCGCATTGTTACTGCAGCGGTGTCCCGCCAACGCGGGTCTGATCCCAAGTTTACGGTTATGATCGACTTGAGTGCTTACGCCACTTCATCGCCGTCAGACGAAACCCGCGAGGTGGATTTTAAACGATATAACGCACCATTAGACGCTATAGAGGCGACAGCGGGTGCTAAATTTTTGGACAAATGTTATGCTTGGGTTATGACGCAAAGTGATATGTCGGGCAGCAAAGCAGCGTAGGATAATATAATGTCTATTAACATTGATCTTGGCGACGGTAAATTTCACTTTGGCTCAAGCATATCCGAAAAAAACACAACAATTACATCCTCCTCTAACGCAG